AGACGACATCCCGGCCCTGCTCATCAAAGCTGGCTAGAATGCCCATCTGCTTCTCAACCGGCAGGCCATACGCGGCCACCGTTCGCGCGAGTCCCGCGCGATCCACAACGTCATAGTCCTGCACCTGATAGCCGATGGACAGCTTCTTGACCACGCCATCGCGAATGAGCGTCATCGCGTCGAGGCCCTTGCTGGTGCGCGAAATTCGGGAGCGGGTCAGCAGGCCATATCCGTCCTCAGCCGCGTCGACCGGAACGCCGATCGGACTCATCCAGTCGTGCTGCCAGCAGACGACGCCTTCCTTGAGGAATCGCGGCAGGTCGGCGGCGAATGCGCCAGGGAGGATCATATCGCCGGTATTGTCAATATTGAGGATACCCGCAGCGTAGCCCGTGAACTCCCCGGCATACTGGCCCCCGTCCGCCATCTCAGCCGCTTTGACCTCAAAGGAGAGGGTCTTTCGCTCATACCCGTTGTAGCGTTCCGTTCTCATATCCATTGCTTACACGCTCCCGTCGAGAAACTTTTTCTTGTCCTCGTCGATGTTGTTCATCTGCTCGACCTTCTTTCGGCTCCACGAGTACCCAGCATCACCGCCCCACAAGGCCCACGCAATACGACCGGCAGACGGATAGCCGTCCTCGCCGGGGTTGAATCCAATGCCCTGCTTGTCGACCTCGTGACGCGAAAAGAATGAGTACATCCGCTTTACGGTCGAGGGTGAAAGCTCACGGCCATTGATGATATCGCGCGCTCGGGCCACGCCGACGGCCGTTCCGCCACGATTGAATTCTTTGCGCCAGTCCAGCCCCTTCCGGGCCTCCGACTTCATCCCGTCGGTGGGCTTGAGGTCGATGCTTTCGCCCCGGTAGGTTGCCTTCCTGCCGGTATACCCTTTGAGCTGCTCACCCGTTGCCACAACTGGTATGTGAAGGCATCGGCAATTTGCCCCGCCATCACAATCAGGATTCGGCACGTCCGGGATCTCACCCAGCTGGCCACCCATTCCGTCCGCCTCGCCGCACGGATTGCACGTGCTGGCGTCGAGGACGGCTGAGTAGACGAGATATTCGATCTCATCAGATCGCTGCTCAATCTCCGCATCACGGCCCCGGCCCAAGGCCCAGTTGGTAGCCTCAGCTGCGGATCGCGTGACATAGGCCGTCGAACCCTCGTCGAGAGCCGTCGTCACCGTCTGCCGTACATCCTGACCCAGCAACACGGCACGGATCGCCGCGCCTGTCCCTCTGGCCTGCACATCGTTGGCAATCTTCGATACCAATGCTCCGGCAATCGTGGAAAGGCTGCGCTGGTCAGGGGTGGCGGTCGGGTCACCTTCGCCGCCTCCCTGGTTGCGCAGCTCCTCCACGATCAGCCGCGCACCCCGTAGGAAGATCGCCGACAGGACAGCGACCAGAGCCGTTCTATCGGCAGCGGTGGGGGAGACTGTGGCTGTGTAGTACTCGTCTTCCGGCAGATCGGCCAACTCATCGACGATCTGTGACACGTACTTGGAGCGCAAAGCGGTGAGCCTGCCCTCCATCGAGAGCTTCCCGGCCTGATACTCGGCGTCAATTTGCTTGATGATTCGCGCTTCGATTTCCGTCGGCTGACGGCGAAGCGTCATTCCATCCCATTCGATAGACTTGAACGAGGGGAGAGCAGGCCCGGAGGAACGTTTAGCCTGCTCTCCCTCAGCCGGTCCAGGTGGCAGCGAATCACCCTGCGGCTGAACTGGTGCCACCGGGGGAGCCGGTGGATTCTCGATCTTTTCGATTGCCTTGCTCGGCATCGTCGGCGTCGCGCTGTTTGGCTGGAGGTAATAGTCGCCAGCCGGATCAGGATCATGCCCAAACTGAGCGCGAGTTTCGTTAAGGGTTGTCACCCCAGCCTGCCACGCGGCGATTGCTCGCGTTTCCTTCTCGCTCTGATTCTCTTGGAGTGCGCGGATCTCGCTGGTGTCAAACTCGCAATCAATCGAGGTCGTGTCGCGCTCAAAGTCGGGCAGCAGCTGACGGGCGATTGTCTTCTCGAATGCCTGCCACGTCGGAATCAAGCACTCCTCAAAGGCTGACTTCTTCAGGTTGGCAAGGTTGTTGTAAGTACTGCTGTCCAGACCGGCTGACAGCCCCGCAACAATGGCAGGCACACCCATTGCTCCGGCAATACGCGATTCAGCCAGGTTGGTGATGCTGGCAAAGTCCATCGTCTTGGGATCGTAGCCAAGCGTCTTGATGTCGGCCTGAAAGTCGAGGATGAGCGGCTCGCCGCGATTGTCGCCGCCGAACTTCCTTTTCCACGTCTGCTTGATCTGCTCCGCTTTCTCGTAGGTCATTCCGATGGACTCTTGCGGCGAAACGATCACGCCAGGGATGGCCATATTCCGGCATAGGGCAGCCACCCAGAGAGAAACCTCGGTATCGGTGAAGACCTGGAGGAGCGCGGCCTTGAGCGGGGCCAGACCATATCGAGGATTGGCTGGGTTGATACCGTTGCGGAAATGCACCACATTCTCGACGGGGATGCGCTCGATCGTGCCGTTGATGCGCCGTTCATAGTAATCGATGAACGCGGAGCCATCCTCGGGCCAGTGCGGCTTGATGCCCCAGTGCGGCTCATACCAGACCTCGGTCGGCACGCCGAATCCTCGGGCGTTTCTGGCTTTGATCCAGTATGCATTGCCGTCTAAGTGGTAGCTGAGAAGCGTCCCGGCCCAGAGCGCAGCCGCATCATATCCGACATTCGGCCGCTCGATCAGGCGGGTCAATGGGTGGTCGGGAATCGTCTCATCTTTATCGTCAGGGAGCTCGCGGTATACCTCAAACTCAGCCTGCACAAAATTGCGCTGAATCCACGCCAGCACGTTGACGACGGCAGAATCACCGAGTGGATCGGTGTTCTCATATGGGAAGGTACGGGGAGCCAATGACAGAAACGAGCCTGCCCGATGCGTCAGGTTGGACGGGAATCGGAAGGCGGTGAATGCTGCTTTGATTCTGTCTGATATGCCCATACAGTTACACGCTTAAACCATTTCTGTAAATAACTTTTCTTGAACGTCGTCGATAATCGTTTCGTCTTGATTGACCACGTCTCGCCAATGCTCAACCCGCAGACGTGCGATCTCTGCATATTCCGCCTCGCGCTCCATTCCAATGAACCTGAAGCCCTCAATCATTGCCGCGCAGCCTGTCGTTCCTGACCCGGTGAAGGGGTCAAGCACAATCCCGCCCGGTGGCGTGACGAGGCGGCAAAGGTAGCGCATCAGGGCAATCGGTTTGACGGTTGGATGATGGTTTGCGAGTTGATTGTTATGCTTTGCTTCCTCGTTTTCACGAGGCGCATTCACGCGCATATTGTTTCGCGCCTCAAGCCCCTCCAGCCCCGCCTCGCGCTCAGACCGTGACGCTTTCGCGCAATAGAAGAATCGGGCAGCGGAGCCGGTGTCACCATTCCAATACATTGGCTTCCCCAGCGTCGCAGATGCACTGCCGTAAATCTTATTTTCTACCCTGGGCTGCCCTTTTAAGTTCCCGCTCGTCGTCACCGGAAACAGCGACACCACCTCATCGCTACCATCGTGGATGAGGTTGGCGGGGAAGCGGCCTCCATTAGCAAATGGAATTTGCGGGATAGGCTTTTTACCGGAAAAGTATTCGTCAGTTTTTTTATTATCGCGAACCTTTGGCACGTCGCTAGTTGCAATCCTACACCCGTCTATATTTAGCCCACCCGTTCCCCATTTCAGCACGTTCTGAGCAATGTTCAGCCCCTTTTCTATCGGCTTGCGGAAAAGCCAATAGTCTTCCACGGCTGGCTTAAGCGCCGTTCCATATCCATCCCACTGCTTGGCGGCGTCGGTAGCGGGGGCGGTTAAGTCATACTCAACAGGCCTAGAAGATGTAAACGGATGACTATTATTTGACCCGGCATCCCGCTTTGTCTTGCCAATCACTTCCCGCTCCGCACCGGCCATCCGGTCAATTTGCTTGGAGATATTTGCGCTCTTTGGAAAACCGCTGCCAAAGATATGACAAATTCTGTCCCTTGGCTCCCATCCGGCATTCTCCCACGCCGTGGCCGTCCAGTGGCTTGTCCGTGGCAAGGCCCAGACAAGGGCGTGGCCTCCCGGTTTGATGACGCGCAAGCATTCAGCCGCCACTTCGCTCATCCATGCAATCCACTTGTCACGCCCACCCTTGTCCTTGTCCCATTCCTTCCCCATAAAGCCAATTCCAGCGGGAGGGTCGGTCACCACGGCGTCCACCGAGTTGTCTGGCAATGTGCGCAAAATGGTCAGATTGTCGCTTGTATAAATGTGATATCGCTGCTCAGTATGCATTTCCTACCGCTCCCCGCTGCACACATTCCCACGCCAGAGCGCGAGCCATTACGGTGTCATCGTGGCCACCGGAAGGCGCGGAATAGCTGACGCGGCCAGTCGTGGCGTTGCGCTTTGCTTCGTACGACAACAGCTCGACACGGCCGACCGGATCGGGCAGCCACTGGCATTCGACACGCTCAAGCGCGAGGGCCAGCGATTGGATCAGCGGTGGCTTGCTCGATGCCGTCGTCTCGAAGCCTCGCACCGGCAATCCTTCCCGCACCAATGCCTCGAGATTCGGCTGGCCGATACTGTTTGTTTCGGCGATGATGGCCTGGACTCGCCAGCGGTCAAGCGCAGCTTTCAACCGCGCACGCTGGAATGCCCATTCGATCTTGTTGAACCTGTCCAGCTCGACCTCTCGCTTGCACGTCCCGCAGATGATTGAGATTGCCGTGAAGTCATTCTGCTGGCCCCAGTCCACCCCGGCAAAGAGTCTGTGCCCCTTGTGGTCGCCGGTATCAGGTGACAGGCAGGCGTCAATATTGCGAAAGACTGCGCCCTCGTTTTGCAAGAACTCCGCCAAGTACTCCTGCCGGAACACCTGCTCGGGCAATTCGACCCGAGCCGCCTCGACCTCAGCCGGATCAATGTACGGGTTGGCCGTCGTCGGAGCGTGCCACGCCTGCCACTCGTCTTGCGTCTGGTCGATCCCGCGTGAATAGCACTCATGAAAGAAGTTGATGCCCTTGGGAGTCGACAGGAAAAACGCATCGCCTCGGTAATCGGTGAGCGTCGGGCGGATCGCAGCCTGCCAAGCGTCGCCCAGGTCAGGCACCATTGCCGCCTCGTCGATGATCACGCGGTGGTATTTCCGACCGCGCACCGAGTCATAAGCGTCGAGTGACCAGCAATCAATCACGCCATCGGTAATCAGCTCGATTCGATGCTCTTGAAGAGATACGCGGGAATGGAGCGGACGAGTCGTCTCGTGGATAGCTTTCCAGACCTCGTTGAGCATTCTGTAAGTAGGACTGAACCACCCCACCATTCCGCCGTCAATGGCCTTGTCGACCAAGAGATCTACGCCAAGCATTGTCTTTCCAAATCGGCGACCGCAGGCAAGCACGTTGAAGCGTGATGCCTCGTCAACGATGCGCTGCTGCTCGGGATGCAGCTCCGGCAATATCACTTCAATTTGTTTGGGTCTTGCGCTCACGTTTTACAACGATTTCCAAGTGGCCTGAATGCTGCTGATCAACCTGCTCAACATATCCACGCGAGCGGCCTAACGTTTTCAGTGTAAAACAAACGGCCCAGCCCTGCTTTTCTGCGACTGCCTGAAGCAATGCATTTTCTGCATAGTCGATAATCGCCTCTCGACTGTCAGTCAATATCTGCTGAAGGTCTGCGCTTTTCTTTACGTGCTGATAGATCACATTTCGACTGACGCCAATGATCTTGGCCGCCACTGAGATATTGCCGTTGGCCGTCTGCAAGGCCGTGGCAATGCGATCAGGCTTGATTCGCGCTGATGATTTCTTGGCCGGTTTCTTTTTAGCTGTCATTGGTGTTGTGGAGCGTAGTGATCGGGCTTGCACCGTCCCCTTCTGGCTGGTCGCCAGATGTGCCGCTATCTGCACTTACTACGCGCTTTTTTCCTTTGTACATTCCCGCCTGCATTTTGTCAATTTCGCTAAATGGAATTATTGGCACGGTCAAACGACTTTTCCACGATTGATCAATGAAATAAATGTACCGAAGTTGAAATCCTTCCAAAGGCCGAAATCCGGCTTCTTGATATGCTTTCATGGACGAACCGCCGCCAGTCCTGGCGGCGGTTGTAATCGCGCCAATTCCTGGGCGCAGACTTGCCGAATGTGTAATGTGCTTGCCTTTAGTCGCGGTAACGCGACTAAGCGTGCTCGCCTTAGTTTTTTGATGCGTTGAAGTTTTATCAGTCAAGGAGAGGCGGCTAAAGACTGCCTCTCCTTGAGGCGCAATCCATATTTGGTCGTTTTCTTTAATGCTTGTAAGCACAAAACCACTTGCTCGATAAATCGTTCCATCTCCGCATTGCGTAGCATCAGCAAAGCTAATAACCCATTTGATTTGTGGGGCGTGCCGTCTGATCAGCTTCATACAGATTGCAATTGCCCGACTTTCCGAGTTGCGCGGTAACGCTTCAGAAAACGCCATTCGATTCAATTCAATAAATTGATGCCATTGCGTTCCAGCTACAAGGCCTTGTATTTTTCGTTTATCTAATGATGGGCCAAACTGAAGACATCCTTCTAATCGCCCTTGCCAATAAACGCCAAAATGTAATTGCGAATTGTTGACCACTTTGCCCGAATAATGCTCTTTACGCACTAACGCGTTGGCTGCGTTTCGATCAATTGGCTTAATGATTAAATCCTTAGCTGTTGGCATTGATAAACGCTTCACAAATATATGCAAGGGCGTTGCCGTTGCTGTTTTCATTACCGGTTTTGCCGGGGTCAATATCTGGTGCTTGCTTCAGCGCATCGCGGATGGCTTCTGCTTGCTGATCGGTTACAGTAAAAGTCATTTGCTGAAATGGTGCGCGGTCTTCAGTCGGAAGCTTGTCAAAGGCGTCTGAAAAATCAGCCTCAACTATACCGACAGTTTGAGCCAGATCGGAAAGCAAGGATTGCAAGGCGGCATCACCTGTGGCAATTTCGCGCAATAAAGAATCAAGCACTTCCTTGTCATAGTATGCTTGGTTGGTAATTGGATCGAAACTGGCAAGAATAAGCCGCTCTTCTCCCTCGCTGACATCCACTTTGATAAAAGGCACTTCCGTATTTTCATCGCGGGTCAACGCTTCTTCTATTCGAGCGTGGCCGTCAAGCAATTTGCCCGTTTTGGCCGACACGATGACAGGCGCAACCCAGCCGACTTCATTTAGCGATCCGCGCAGCGAGTCGCGTTGATGCCCTGGGTGCCGTCGGGCGTTCAGCTCGTGCGCCAAGAATTGATTGGCCGGTGCTGTGCCGTGTTCGACAATGCGATTTTTCCAAATAGCCTCTTTTTTCATTGCGACATCAGTTTATCAATCTTTTCCTCGATCCTGTCAAGACGGGCCTGCAAGCCGTTCAGCTCCTTGTCGAAAGATCGAGTCGTTACGAAGTGTTTCATTTCCTGGCGAATCTCCTCGACTTCCTTCCGGCTGGCTGAGAAGACTCCCTTGAGCAACCATCCGGCCACAATTGCAATAATCGATGAGACTGTCACGTCCAAATATTCGTTCATCGGTTTCTCGGGGATGTCGGGGATCATCGTTATCGTGCCGCTGTGTGTAGTGGTGGGTGGGTTGGCTCCGTGTATCCCCGGCGAGAGGCTGATCGCCTACGGAGTACCCACCCGTAATGCCGGGGAGGTGGAAGTGTCAAGGATTACTTGACAGTCAGTTTATTGAGCAGCTCGACCGCCTTGGCTTCGTTAGCGTCGATCTGAACACCGGCATCCGCGAGAAGCTCTTCAGGAGTCTTGCCGGTGCGAGCTGATTCCTTGAGGATCTCGTTGGTGATCAGCAGGATCAGAGCCGGGAGATTGGTCAGCAGGGAAATCAGGTTCATTTGCCCCCCTTGGCCAGCTTGGCCGTTTTCACCAGCTCGCCGAGACTAGCGATAGTCGCGCCGATATTGGCGACCACATTGGTGATCTGCTCACGCTTGGTCGGCTCCATCGAAATCACTCGCGTGTCATTCAGGAGCGTGTTGACCACGGCCTGAGAGCTGTCGAGGATCTTCAGGAGTTTGGCCTGCCCGTCACCCGTAAGGCGCAGATTGCCGTCCTTGTCGACATACTGCTTGGCCTCGGCGACCAGCTGCCCGTTGAGCGTGTTGACGCTACGGAGAGCCGTGACGATGGCCACGCCAGTCTCGGCCGACATCTGCCCCGTGCTTGTCTGCTGGTCGACGATGATCAGGCCCGTTCCGACATATCCGGCAATGCGGTCGGTGGTCGCGGCAAACTGCTTGCCCTCGTCGGAGCAGCCGCCGAACATCGACGCCAGGGTGATCAGTAGGAGAATTGACGCTTTGCGCATTACTGGCCCTCCACGTTTGGGAGCGGCGACTTTTTGAGATAGGCGGCAGCGGCAATGATCGCCGAGGTGGCCGCGACGGTGAGCAGGTTGTTGAGGCCTTCACCCAGGTTGAAGTTGAGCGGGTCGGCGATGATCAGAACGATTGAGTTGGCGACGCCACCAATGACGGCAGCGGCCAGTCCTTTGATCCAGATAGTGATATTGGACAAATTTTCCATACTTTGCCTCTCGGTGTAAAAAAAACGGTGGCGCGTGGCCACCGTCGACAGGAGTCAGGAAACAGCTAGAAAAACACAATGGTTCAGCACCGCAGAAGGCATACCATAGCAATCAGGAGAAACTTTTTTCCGCCACGGCGTAATAGGTACGAGCTGGCCCCCGCGCCCCCGGTGCGCGTTCGTTGATCTCCTGCCGCCGGACGGTCAATTGACCGTCCTCGACCATCCGCGAGAGCCATACCCGCACTCGATCACGGTGTTCGCCCAGGATCTGCGCAATGGGGTCAAGCTCCGTCAGCCCAGCCTCGTCGATGGCATAGATAATGCGCTCTGCCACAGACTGCTCGGGGATCTCCAGAGCGTATTGCACCTCCTCTAGCGCATAGTTGACAGCCGGGGCGGTGATTGGGGCCAATGTGGCAAGCTTGTGGCAGGCTGTGCGGAATGCTTGCCACGCTTCTGCCACCTGTGGGTCGTCGGATATGGCAGGAAGGGAAGTGGACAGAGGAGGGGTCTGTCGATCGGCGATGAGCCGCTTGACCTGGCGAACGCTGAGAGAGTTTTCCGCCGCCGCTTCGAGGACGGCGAGAGGGTCTTCAGCTGAGGACGCAACAACATAATGGGAGAACTGAAGATTGGGCGGACGTTCGCGGAATCGACTGGCCAGCAGGTAGACGGCTCGATATTCGTAAACCCGTCGAGCGTGGACTCCCACAGACTCGGCGAACTTCTCCACAGACTGCTCACCATAATGAGTCGTCACGCTAGCGCATATGGCAGCCTGTCGCCACCGCTGATCAGTCACCAGCGACTCGGCATCAATCCACGCTTGAACGTGGTCTTCCCAAGCGGCAGACGTAAAAACAGGCAGGCCATCGAGAGTCCCGAAGCCTGCCTGCACCAATTCAGAAGAGAATGAAATATCCACCGTACTACCTCCCGGCCTGCGCGGTTGCCTGCCGGGGGAGATCAACCCACGTGTGCGAGTCAGCCCCCGAAACCATTATGATCGAATCGAGCAGCGAGAGCAAGGCCTCCTGCTTCCCGTCGAGGGCCAATTGCTTGCACTCCCACAGAGCCGCCGGGATCTCCCACGTGTGGGAAATGCGCTCAAACGGCTTTCTGGTCGTGAGTGAATTGCGCGATGATGTTTTCTTTGAATCTGCCATATGCTTCCTTGTCCTCCGTAATCATATCGAAAACTGATTTATGCACCCACTGAAAATAGATCGCCGGTCGCTTAGGCGTGACCCCTGGCGGATTGCTCCAGCGCAGCCGGAATGCATACGTGTTCTCGCTCGCCCTGACGTGATCCACAGATATTGGCGTCCCCACGGGTGGCAGAATGCTTTCCGGTTCCTCCTCCGGCTCTGTGGCATCCACAAGCGAGATCTGTGGCGTCGGCTCCGGCTCTGGCGTGGCAATCGCTGCCACATGTGGCGGGTCTGCTATGGGGATCTCCTCCGGCCATTCCACATCGGCCTCGATTGGCTCCAGTGTGGCAATGGTAACGGGTGGCGTGGCTGCCACCCGTGGCGAGGAGTAATTGCTGACCATACTCCCCCGGCTGGCGACCGGGGTCAGGCTTTTGGGTCAGTGTTCCCAGTGCCGGTGGCAGGACTGCCACCTGTGGAGAACGTCGTCGATCCTGTGGCAAAGCCCATCCCGGCACGTGGCAGCATCGGGGCCGGGGGTGGCGCCACCTGTGGCATCGGCTGTGAATCATTGCCACGTTCGATGACGGCGACGCGCTTGCTTGCCACAGCGAAGAAGATGATGGCAAGGCTCATTTCAAGGAAGGCAAGCAGTGCCGCCACAGTCGAAACGCCATCACTGAACGTCTTTTCGATGGCTGTGGCGTCCTTGACCGAGGCCCCCAGGGTGCGAGCCAATGCGCGGGACGTGGCCCCGGCAGCAGCTGCCATCCCGGCTTCATATTTGCGGATCTGGGCATCGTTGAACGCCGTGATGCCGATGGCTTTGGCCCCGTTGTGAACCATATAGGCCGCATTAGCCGCAACGGCGAGGCCCAGCATCACCTTCATGATCGTCTCGCCCGGAACAATCTTTGCGTAGAGATAGGTCGAGGTGAACCCCGCCACGAGGGCAGATGCCGCCACCCATACCCCGAGCCGCTCACCGTAGATCTGGAATCCGGCATAGCTGATGCCGCCGATCAGAATCAGGTGGATAGCCAAAAACATAATCCAATCAAATGCGCTGCGCTTTTCTGTCGTCATTGTGTTCCTCCGGTGAGGCTCCCCTATCGGGAGCCTTTCTTTTGAGCCATGAAGGCCTTGAACTGCATGAACTCTCGAAATAGTTGTTCGTCAACCTGAGCAGCAGACTGATCCAGCAAAGGCAATGCTTCTTTGATCTTTTTGACTTCTCGTGCCTGTTTCCACTTTTCTTGACGAGATGGATTGTTCAAATATTTGATGATTGTTTCGCTATTTGTCAGGCATTTTTCAAGCCATTTGCGATATGAAGAATCAGAGTCACAGTCAATGCAAAGATTAGAATTATATTCTTTGCCATCAACTGCGCTTTTCGTTGCTCTTGCTCGATTATGCTCGTGCAAGTGATCGTCACACCACTTGCACCTATTTTGCAAGGCAATTTGCTCTGTTCTCTGCCTCATTTTGGCAGTAGCAATATCATTTAACTCTTGCGAACACTGTTCGCATAGATTCATTTTATAGTTCTTGCCTTGTTTGCGTGCGGGATGTCCTTCAAATTGGCCTTTGCATTTGTTGCATGTATACATTGTGTTCCTCCGGTTGGTGTTGTTGGTTAAATCCTCGCCGTTACGATGCCCTTCTGATCCTGATACTTGCCAACTCTGTCGGCGTAGGTGGTGGCCGGGGTGTCGCCCTCGAAAAAGACTACCTGCGCAATCCCTTCGTTGGCATACACGATGATTGGACTATCAATCAAATTACGCATTTCAATAACCAGCTGACCACGCCATCCTGGCTCAAGCGGCGTGGTATTGATCATCAATCCACATCGTGCGTACGTGCTTTTGCAATAGCAGATCCCCAGAACATTGGTAGGCAGGTGAAAGGTTTCAACGCTTACGCCAAGAGCGTATGTGCCTGGTAATAAGTAATAAGCTGGTTGACCGTTGAATAAATCAGCATCTTGAGTGATGACCAGTTCATCATCAAAAGCTTTGGGGTCTACATCACGTTCGGGCTTAATGTCAAAGATTTTTAGCCCCGACTCCGCCAGTCGGATATCATACCCAAACGAGGACAGGCCCGAGCTGATTGCCGGTGCGCCTGACTCCGTTCGCCGGATCTGCTCCGGCTGAAACGGGCTGATCATTGGCGGGGTGTGCCACTCACAACGAGTACTGATTTGGAGATCATTCAGAATCATCGGGCCTCCCTGTCGTTACCTGGTCATTGATTCGCGCTTCCAGTTCAAGGTGAAGCCACTCAGCCCACTGCACGGCATCAGTACAATCAATTGACGTGAGCATGGCGATCAGTGGCCGGGGTGGTTCCATCTCTTGCAGTTCAGCGGTGACATTGGCCACAAGCTGCAATGCATTGTTGTTGATCTCTCCCAGAGCCTTGGCCAGTGCGCCGTTATAGGTGTTCGTCAATGCTACCTGTCGATGCGCGTAGTCACTCAGCAGCTCATTGACTAGCAATAAGACGCCAAGCTGCTGCAATTTCTGGTCTAATGTATTCATCGAGCCTCCTTTTGCGCATCCAGTTCTTCATCTATCCATTCTGCAAACTGCCAGATTGGCGACGGAGCATCAATTGAGGTGAGCATGGCAACCAGAGGCCGCGCAGCTTCCATCGTTCGCAAATCATTGATAATGTTGATTAACAATTGCTCTGTAGTGTTTATAACGTGATTTTGCGCTTTTGAGCATGCTTCCACTCTCCAGTCCCACACGCCCTCAGCATCTAATCGCGAAAAAGCGCAACTACCCAGCAATCTATTTATCAACAAAGCTGCGCCAAGCTGCTGCAATTTTTGGTCTAGTGTGTTCATCGGGCCTCCTCCGGTATGCGTGATTCGTTAATGTATTTGCTCTCCAGCTGATCGGCGATGGCCTTGGCGGCTTCCGTACCGCCAGCAATCCGCAGCCGATCAAGCGTAACCTCGATCACGTCGATGTATTCATTTTGGACGAAGCGAAGCAGGGCCAGCTCGTACCGGCCTAGAGCGGTCTGAGCTGATGCCGCCGCGCTCTGGATGCGCTCATAGCGATCCTGGGCGGCTCGATGGGCCGGGGTGTTAGGTTCATAGCTGGCCACGTCCTCGGCAAGCACGTTGCCTTCCCTGACCAACGCCTCAAAGAATAGGCGCGTAATCGCAAAATCTTCTGTTGCTTTGACGAATTCTTGTGCTGTTGTCATTGGTTCCTCCTAAAGATTTCTGACTCGTTTAAGGTCTGCTCGATAGCAAGCCTTGCTGCAATAGTGAAATTTATTCTTGGCCAGACTGGCTGGCCGGGTGAACTTTACTCCGCATTTCTCGCAGGTGCAAGAAATTCTTGTTTGCTCTGAAATTGTGGTCATTCGATATTGAGCCGAGCAAGACGACGTGCAAAAGATCTTGCGCCCGTGCTTAATGTTTGACTTGATATCGGCCAACGCCCTTTGAAATACCTTGCCGCACTGCTCGCACGTCGCCGTGGTCATTGTGCGAACTCGATGCTCGGCAAATTGGCGCAACCGCTTCTCGCGCCGTTTCGCCTCAATCGAATCCTCGGTCAGCCTGTCATACTGCTCAAAGGTGTACGGGTGCTGATTGTTCGCGTCCGCCAGGTATGGGCCCGCCGACTGCCTCAATTCCCACTCCTTCCACGCGATCTCCGGGAATTTCGTCACCTTCCCCATTGTGTGCGTCTTGATGCGGGTCAGGTAGAGCCGATCAGCGAACAGCAGACCCATTAGATAGACCTCCCAGCCGCCGATGAGAAACAGCTCCGACTCCTCGACCTCCTGCGCGTACTCAATGGCCGAGAAAATCGACCGGTGGTGGATGACGTGGTCGGGCAGTTCTCGCGCAAACTGATCAGTCGAGGACAGGACGATCATTTTGCGGTCTGGGAGAACTCGCGGCTGCGGCAGGCTCTCGTAGGTGCGTCGCCCCATTACCACGTGGTGGTCGACGGTCAGCTGCCGGAACCGCTTGAGGTCTGCCGCCTGCCGCCAGGGGATCGCGTTGTTTTGGCCGATGGTGCCGCGCTCGTCGACGGCTGCGATGATGGATACGATCATAAGATCCTCCAATCCTTGCGCCATTTCTTGACCAGCTCCTGCGCCTCTCCAACCGTTTTGACCACGTTGACCGCGCCTCTCCAACTGGAATGCCATTCCAGCTCGTCGTCAGTCAGTCGCTGCTTGCTCGGGATCTGTTGCCAGTCTTTGACCTCTATCAGGTGATTGTGGCCCAGCAGGCCGACCACGAGATCCGGAAATCCCTGCCCGAGGGTATGCGTACAATGAACGGTGCAACCCATTGCGCGGAATGCCTCAACGATCTCCGCCTGATTCCGATCTACCTTCGCTGCTCTTCTCACGATAGTTCCTCCAGTCATTGTTCTGTTTGTCGAATTCCTGCCTGATCCGGTTGCCATCCTGATCGCAGAAGTACCATTCGTTGGACTTGCCGATCTGCCTCACCGTGTAGTCCTCGTGTTCGATCGTAATCGTCCCGGTGGTGATCCCGGCCTTGGTCGTCACGCTTTTGACCGTGCGCACGATCGCCGTTCGGTGGCCGGTGTAGAGATCGATCTGAATCGACTGCTGACTCCGAGTGGTCAGCAGGTTGATATCAATGATTCGGCGCAGTCTCACTATGCCACCCCCTTGTTGCGGCAGAATCCGCACCGGCACCGGGGCGACTCCTGCGCCGAGGGTGGCACCCACTGGCCCCGGTCGTTCTTCTCCCAGTGCGACCGAACCAGATTCGGCCCTCGCTGGCTGATCGGTGTCGCTGCACAATGGCAGGCATAAACTGGGAAATACCAGTCATTCCCCGTCGGGCAGTAGGTGGCAATCGGCGCGTACCCAGTATCCTCGCAGTGGTAGCAGGCCAGGGTGCCGTCGGCCCGTCGAGTATTCTGGTATTGCTCACGGTTGCGCTGCTCTCGATCGTCAGCAATGATCTGACGATAGGCTGCGTCAATCGTCATTGGCGAGAATGGCCGTGACCAGTCGTGAGCTTTGACCGCACGTTCCCACGATGGCCCGAGGAGCCGGTCAGGGATGGCCTCGACGGCCAGCCCCCAGGTTGAGAGCGCAATGGCCAGCTCATCTCCCGCCGAAAGCGGGAGGGAGCTTAAAGATCGTGTCTGCTGGATCAGTGCTATCAGGGCTGCTCTCCGCTCCGGTGAGTTGTCTGATGAGCTCGAACGTCTCTCGGGCTGCGCGTTCATTGTGCGATTCGCGACGATTGTTGTGTTGATGCTGTCCATTCGTTCTCTCCTTACTGTGCTGAGTTTCGGCTTTGTAATAGCTGTCAATCAGTCCTTTGACGTTGCGCGGCGAGTACCGATTATCCCGCCAGTCCTCGCAGCATTTCCGCCAGATGGTCAGGTGCTGGATTCCCGCATTGTCTATTAGCTCCTGCTGCCAGATCCCCATTTGCGGGAAGTGTTCGATTGCAATATCGACCGCCGATCCACCAGAAGGGGGGAGGGGTCTTGCTGGTTTCGCGTCTGCCGGGATCACCGCGACCGCTCCCCCTCTATGTGTAGTCTCTGGAGTAATCTCTGTTGTAGTCTCTGTTATTAATGCTTGCCCGATTCGGGCTATCTTGTTTGCCCCATTCGTGCATTCCAGTATGTCACTTTCGGGCATACTGGTTTGACCGATTGGTGCATCCTTGGTTGCTAATAGCAGAGCTTCAAGAGCGTCAAGGTCAATTCTGTAAAAGAGCTTTGCCGGAACTCCCCGCAGCTGTTCGTGCCAAACTGAGCCGTTGCCTAGTTCCTTGAGTCGCCGTCGAGCTGTTTCCTGCTCTTTGCGGGAAAGCATCGTCTCTTCGAACCACTCATCCTGCGTCTTCCAGAACCATCCATCAGGATCTTTGGCCCGTGGCGTCCAATAAAGAGCCTGACTCAGCATCAGACCCGAGGTAACAGATCCGGTCAGCTCGGCCAGGCATCGGTGAAACGCTATGGGCCTGCTTAAGATCTTCAGCAATTTCATAGAACCTCAAACGAAAAAAGCCCTCAGTGAAAACGGGCAGGTGATAAGCGCGTGGAAGTTGACGACTTCCGGTGCCTGACCCGCCTTCACTGAAGGCTTATTACTGGTTGCGCTTATCTTTGTGCGGCTGTCTTGCGGGGCGTCACTCCCGACCGCACTATTGATTATAGGCAGATTAGATTATTTGTCAACGGGAAACTATCGACGGGGTCGAATATATCGCGTCGGTCGCTCCTCCGGTCGCTCTAGCTCGATTCGCGTTGGTCGACCATCGATCTCAGCCAGGACAGGCCGCGCTGACAGCCGGTTGATCTCCAGCAGTATCATCAAGATCCATTCCATTGCACACCTCAAAAAAATGGGGGGCAACCTGCCCCCCGTATCAAACACACCTTAGTCCCTTGCAATCTCTGACGCTTGTCAGAGAACTTGGCGTGGGCGAGGTGCGACTCCACCAGTCGCACCTCAGAACCGCTGCTCCTACGGCTGCCCACAAAACTTGGTAAGTGGGGGAGGTGCGAGCGTTGCCCTCCCCCTCTCGGTCAGCATCGCCTTGACCGAGGATTCCGACGATTCGCCGCCGTTAGGCCAGCTCGACGAGGCGGGCAGCCCGTCGCCGTTGGTGTCTCATTTGCCCGTCCCGGGATCGCCGGAATTACGCAGGAGCCCCCTCTCTGCGCGTTCGTTTCACGCCATTTCTTCACGCCGCGTGAACCGTGCCGTAAAAGACCATACGGGCAAAATCAAATATCGTTGGATTGAGCAGGCTGATCAACCTGGGGACGTGGCCCGCGATTCGGGCGCGTCACCGTCTCGGCATCCTGACGGGCGATCATCATATGGCGTCGCCGTCCATTGCCCAGCTGCTGTGCCGGGAGCCAGCCACGGTTGATCCAGTGTAAGACCGTCTGCCGGGTGACCCCGTGCAGCTCCGCCACTTCAGTTGTACTCAGCAAGTCATTCATCGAGGCGGAGCATAGCGCGAGACGGAAAGAATTGTCAACAGGAAAATAATTTGAGTAAAGAGATATTTTCTTATTGACAAATAATTGCACTCGGGATAGTATCACACCATCGAAGCGGCAATGACGCCGCCAACATCGCAATCGAGGAGAATGACAATGACACCGACCAACGAGGAAATGATCGCAATGGCGCACGAGCTTGGCGCGGAACCCTGCGGCGACCCGCGCTGTGAGAACGGAACAATCGTAGGTGACGAGTATGTCACCCGCGACGGCGACGTGGACAACTACACCTGGGATTGCTCGGAGTGCAATCCCACTCCCCCGGTCTACACTTGGGACGATATGACGGAGGTGCCGTTCTAATGCTTCTCACATTTTGCATTAATGCGTTTGATATTCACATTCTCGGCAAGCAGGAGGAGGAGCGGCTGCTGTATATGAATGCTGCTCATGTCGTTGCGCTGCAAGTCGAGCCACGCACAAGTTCTTGCGCCACCCCGCGAAACAAGGCCGTATCTGAGTTGTTAATATATAGCAAAGATTCAGATGGCCCTTGGCGAGTGCCCTTAATTGAACGCAACCTCATTGCTTTTGCGGCGTGGCAGCGATACGTGGAGGGACAGCAATGACCGCCGCCGCACTCGCCGCACTGGAGGCATTGGTCGCAGAACTGGAGGCTGGGCCGCTCTGGCAGTATCCCGGCCACTGCGACGAATTCTGGAAGCGCGAAGCCGAGTTGAAACGGCTGGAGCGCAAAGCAAGGGAGGACAAATAATGGCTGAACCGATCTATTACACCTATCGTTGCGGATATCCGGCTTGCCATGCGATCCACGCCGAGCCGGATCAGGCCGCAGCGTGCCACGGCGAGGAGGCGGAGAGCGTCTATCAGTGCGGCAGGTGTGAGCGGCCGCACGAACGCCAGGAAGAGGCGGAGGAGTGCTGCATCCGCAGCCGTGAGCCGCTCCCCGATCAGACAGAGCGGAGCATTACCGCCGCCGCGATAAATCGTGGGACGTGGTAATATTTTCTTGTTGACAAATATTACCGTCTGATTTACTCTTCGCCCTGTCAGAACATCAACCACGGAGGATATTATGGCAACACCACAGAACGCACTCGTGCATAACGCAGCATCACCCGGCGAAATTATGGAATCGGTCATCGTGCGCGGCGACCTGGCCAAGCTCCAGCCGGAAGAGCGCGCCAAGTACTACTCAACCGTCTGCCAGAGCATTGGATTGAACCCGCTCACGAAGCCGTTCGAGTACATTACGCTCAATGGCAAGCTCACCCTCTACGCTCGCAAGGACGCCACGGATCAGCTGCGCTCCCTGCGTGGCGTCTCGGTTGTCATCGTCAGCCGTGAGCGTGTCGAGGATGTCTATGTCGTCACCGCTCGCGCCACGACCAGCGATGGCCGATCTGATGAGTCAATTGGCGCGGTGGCGATCGGCAACGCCAAAGGGGAAGCCTTGGCCAATGCGCTGATGAAGGCCGAGACGAAGGCAAAGCGTCGCGTCACGCTGTCAATCTGTGGCCTTGGAATGCTCGACGAAACCGAGGTCGAGTCGATTCCTGCCGCGCACGTCGCCCCGGCTCCTGCTGGCCTGCCGCCTGCGGATGAGCCGATCACTGACAGCCAGCTTGAGGAGCTTCAGGAGATCATTGCCACGCTGCTTGCGCGTGACGTCGAGTACAACAAGATCCTTACCGGCATCAATCGCCTTGCCGGTACTGACTGCCAGGATCTGGAGGAGGAGTCACTGATCACGCTGTCATCAGCAGCAGCGGCCAAGGTAATCGCGAGTTTCGCCAAGCGCCTGACCGAGCTGGCCCCGGCCAGCTAAACCACAATGGAGGAATCATGAACGAAATCGAATTAACTGAACTATTTGTTGACTATCGCAAAACATCAGAGCGACTGAAAGAGATTGAATCAAAGATCCAGTCGGCAGTGCTTGCCGTTGGCTCTACACAAAAAGTGGCCGGAGTGACGGCCACTTTCTACAAGCCCAGCATTGAATTTGATTATGAATCAGCAAGCCGATTGCGGCTGGAAACATTGGACGAAGAAGCCCGAGAGGCCATTGAGGCCGAATACACAACGATAACAGCAAAGGTGCGCTGGAAAGAGGTTGTGGAAGCTCTGGCAATTCCAGCAGTCGATATTCCACAGGTTGAAAAACCTGCTCGCGTGGTCGTCAAATTCTAACCCACAACCCACAACGCCGGGAGGCTCACCCCCTCCCGGCAGGAGGCAACAATGAACTACACTCACCGCCCCAAAATCACTTGCAATTGTCCACGCTGCGCCAGCGTCAGCCGCAATCGCCGTAACGGCCTGCTGCTCACCCTGCTGGTCGGCGGACTGGTCGCAATCGCCGCCATCGTCGGCAATGCGCAGATTCCCGCACCTGAGCCGATTCCAATCCAGTCGGCGACGGTCTGCCTGTACCACCCGGAGTCGCTACTGACCAGCGATCCGGCGCAACGCCAGGTCATCGTTCACGCTCGCCGATATGGATGGCCCTCGCCCGTCCCGGCGATCGACTATGTGCGTTCCGAGTGGCCCTCGGGCAATCCTGACCGCCAGGCGGAGGCCGTGAGCGCGGCAATCCAATATTCCATCTACCTGTCGCCGGGACGCATCGCCGACGCGCAGCGGGTCGCCCTGGCCGACTACCTGCCGCACCTCGACAGCTCGACGATCCCCGCCCTGAGCCTGCACGAGGCCGTCCGGCAATACTTGTGGACAGGTAACACCATCTACCGCTCGACGCTGGTCTACTGGCTGCGCCGAGTCGTCGAATCCAAATCCAATGCTGACTGTAACCCCTGGCATCCATATCGGGAAGGAGATCAATAATGACGAGAGAAGAGAGAGCAATCACCAATGGACGTGAGAGAGAAAAAGCCATCAACGCCGTCACCGTGATGGCTCTAGTGATGGCCGTATGGGCCGCAAAGATCTATCTGAACGGCGGATACACCACCCAGCCGGAGCATCACGAGATGTGGCGTAGCGTCAGCGGTATATGCGGCGGATGGGGTGTCATCCTGCTGCTGGTGTCGTATTTCTTTCGCGGCTCTGCGCTATACGTCATCGCCGCCATCATCATCACGGCGAGCGGCTTCTATCTGGCCTCCGCGCCAAGCATACCCTAGGAGGGTGCATTGACGGTTCGCAAAACTAAAAGGCCGCTGCGAGAATCACTCATCGCGGCGGCCATTTGTATTGATTGCCAGCTCCGTGACACCGATGGCAGGACTCAACGGTGTGGGCGATGTCGCGCTGCTCACGCTCGCAAACAGCGAGAGCGGCAGCTGAAACAATCAAACAGCCCCAAGGCCTTGCTGGCTCGTACCCGCATTAGATCCTACACTACGCTGATGGAGCGTGGCCTAATCAAGTCTAAGTAGTCGCCGCCGTCACGCCCTGCTGGGGACAAATCGTCCCCAGTTCAAACGTGTACACCTGCCCATTACTGTCTACGCCCTGAATGTCATAGACATACTGTTGACCGGGAGTGAGTGCGGCCGTCTCTGTCTTCGACGCAATTACCGCCAGCTCAATTGACCCGCCATTGGTGTTGCCGTCGATAATCTGGCCAGCCGAGGTGGACGCGCTGGTGATCGACACCTGGAAAAGCGCGGAGGCGTCGGCATCGGTCGCCGACTGCTTCACCGTCCAGTATACCTTGCTGATCGTCGTTCCACTGGACAGGCCTGTGTAGGTTCGGTGCAGCTCCCAGGTATCCCCGGCAACGAGCTTCCACAAGTGCAAGCCAATCTTGGTCAGCGGTGCTAGGGCAATTGTTCGCTCGTCGGCGTGGAGCGTGTTGTCGTGTGCCATTACTCCTCCTGTTGGCCATCCTCGGCGAATAGCCAGACCAATCCGAAAAAGTGATAACTGGACAGCCCCTTCACCTCGAGGATGTCGCTGTCCTTGAGCCGGGGATGTGGCAGCTCAAGCGGCTCGGCCAAAAGCTTGTTGAGTTGCGTGGTGAACTCCGGCATATTCTCCGGCGTCACAACCAGATCACCGTTGGCCCCGGCCTCGCCAAACTTCTTGATCAGCTCCTGCCGCTTCTGCTCGAACTGTTCCCACTCCGGCAGAGCCACGCGCACGAATCGCGCCAGCCGCAATGAAGCGTGGGCCGGTAGTTCGCACTCCATGAGCTTGTTGATTGATGCCCAACTATTGACCAGCTGTCCCAGTGTCGTTTGTAACATTGCCATTGATAGCCTCCTGAATTGAATATATCCGCTCTGGTGTCAGGGGATCATTTGCCACCAGCTCGGTCTGTTTTCTCGGATAAGTGTAGATCATATCAGCTTGCTCGCGGGTCAGCCATCCGGTTTTGACGAATAGCTCCACCTGCCTGATCGTCATCAAGCCAGCCTGCCAGCGATTCAGCACCAACCGGTACTGCGGGGTAATCGCTATGTCTGCCATTATGCGCCTCCAGCTTGCGTGTCGAGTAACAAGTCAATCATCAGCTCCGCCGCTTCGAGCCGCTCCTCCTGCGACGTGACGACCGGGGGAATAGTCACATCAGGAGGGTCGGGAAATACCACGCTCTCGGGGTCGGGATAGGTCGTCGTGATATCGCGCAACGCCTGTCGGTATGCCACCCATTCAGGCCGCACGGCCAGTCCTGCCTCGGTGTAGCGTAAAACGGCGATATCTGATTCCTGCAAGCGCAGATTACGATATTCGCGTACCAGTCCTATATTGGGTGGCGCAATAGATATGGCACCAAATGGATTGACCGATGTGCGAAATTCATCCCAAGTTTTCATTATGGCACCGCTAGGTAAATGTGAGACACGCGCACGTATGCACTAAAATTGGGGTCGGTGCTGGCTGTGCCTGACGTAAATAAACGAGCTGCAAAACGACGTTGCACTAATGCCGTGGTGGCCGCATACGATAGATAATACTGGTCACCCGCTACGGACACGGCCTGCTTGCCTGCTCCAAGGGTTTCATATGGGTGAACATAAATGGCATTATCTCTTACTGTGCCGCCCCAGTATGTACTAAAACCCATTCCAACAGCGCGAGTCAATCCTGGAATTGTGTTAGCATCTTTCAGCTCGTGTATCACAAATTCGCTGGTAGAGCTGCCAGTTTGAGGTTGATCAGGCTGTAATCGAATTGTGTCCCCATTTGCCCATGCGTCTGTAGTGCTGACAGTGGTGATTTTATTTGTAGCGGTATCTACATCTGCTATTTGGCGATAAGTACCACGAGTAGAATTATAGAGCAGTGGATAAGTCAATACTGGAATTGCGCCTTGACTGTCTTTGCTATAGTCTAATGCCTTTTCATATCCAGTAGTAGGGTTATTATAGTAGACGGTCGTGGCAGTCGGAGCCGCTGGACTGTTCGTAATCGTAGCCACAAAGACGCTTTGCGGATGCACCGTAAATGCGTACAAATATGACGTGCTAAAAATGGGAATATAGGCTGTTCCAGTATAAAGCAACGCTTCACACGTGCCACCTGCACCACTTGAATTGGCTGTCAACGCAACGGCAAAGAGATTGTAGTGGTCATATCCCAGCGGTTTGGCGCGTCCTGCCGTCGTGCTGGTTACAAGCCTGTCACCGATTGAGCAGTTAGCCGAGAGTGTAACTGTCACCTTGCCGCGCCGCGCCACCGTAATATTGCTTCCATTGGCCGCGCCTGTCACCACAACGCACCACGCCGCGCCGAGTGCTTCCGTTGTTGTCGT